CTGCTTCTAGCCTGTTCCTTATTCTCTTGCATTCTCTGGCGAACCAGAACATTCATGGTTGAGAATACTTGAATATCCAAAAGGTCTTCAATAACAAGACGGCGATCAGCAGCACTTAATTGCATGAACGGAGTAAACGAGGCTGAACCCAGAATGATAATAGATGTGAAGGACTTATAGTTCATCTTGATAATGAACTTTTCTAGCTGTTCCTGATAGTCCTTAACTGTAGAGTTTTGGTTAATCATGATATCATCTTGCCAGATTTCAAATCTATTTGGCTTGATACCTCTGACTATCTTATATTCCTTACCATTAACCTTAAACTCCAGTTCAACCACCAAGTTTTTACCGTTCACCGAGTTGATCAGTGACGGTTTATTGATCCGGCGAAATGGTTTACCAAACAATGCGAAACAAAGAGCATCCAATATGGTACTCTTGCCTGCACCATTGTCTCCAATGATCAGAGTTGTGTTGGATGCATCCAGATTTATTTCTGTGAAATTGTTGCCGGTTGAAAGTAGGTTTTTCCAACGGATATTTTTAAATGTAATCATTCTTCAATTTGATATATAATATTTATCATTCAACATTTTCCAATGATATAGCTTCCTGATACAATTCGGTCATAAGAGACTTGACCTTTTTTGTCTTGTTAGCTTCAAGTGACATTGCGTCAATATACTTGTTCATAATTTGAGTAGTGTCCTCCACTTCGTCAATTTCATCCATATCATCTACCAAATAATTCATGTTATCAGAAATCTTAATGTCAATAGGTGTTGCATTGTATATAGCATCCAGTACCAGATCAAAAGTATAAGGAGATTCTTTATTCTCCACAAAGATTTTTACATAGTTATCCTTGAAACTAGACCAATCTTTATTCTCTAGGTCATTCTTGATTGAATCCATAGCATGTACATCGTCATATCTATAGACCTTGAATATTGAATGTGGATTTCTAATGTGTTCCATATTCATAGTTTCCAGGTCAAGTATTGCACAACCTTTCGGATCATTAAAGTCTGCCCAAGTAAACTCATAAGCAGCACCCATATAATTCACGGGACCATAATGACTCTTGTGGTGAAAATGACCAGATACAACTAGATTGAACTTTTCAAACAGTCCGTATTCCAGGCCATGATCACATAGCCGGCCTGATTCCATTTCAAATCCACTAATTTCGAGGTGACCGAGACATAAAGTTGCGGCCGTCGATTTTACCAGATTGAGTGATTCCGATTCATTACTACCATTTATCCATGGTAACATAAGCACCTTGGTCTTGGCAAGCTCTATCTCCTCTGGAGCCAAATAAACTTTGAAGTCATAGTTTCCTAATAGGGTATCAAGAGCATTAACATCATTGGTGTTTTTATAGTAAACATCATGGTTTCCACATATGATATGGGTATCAAACTGTGATAATGGATCCAGTAAGTCTTTGCGAAGTCTGTCGGCTGTCACGTAATTAAGATACTTTCGCCGGTCTACCAGATCACCTAGATGAACTACTGTTGTAATTCCGGCATCTTTAAACTTTTGGAAATAAAACTCGTTAGATTTCTTTTGGTACTCATAAAATACATGGTTGTCGTTTCTAACCCCATAATGGGTATCTGCCATTAGGGCAATCTTCATTCTTTATCTTTCATGTGTTTTTCCAAGCCTTTTTTCTGTTTTTCAGCTTTCTTATCCTTTTTAGCTTGTTCTTTATCTTCGAAGCGTTGGATGAAGTTACTTATATTATCATAAACCGGCTCAGAAAGCAAGTTATTTTTTCCATCGGAGAAGGCTGAAGAATCATTAGTTGTGACCATAGAGGTATCAAAATACTTATAGATGATATATCTATTCTTTTCCTCTTTACTGATACGTCTCAAAAACGCATAATATGTGATTTGGGTGAAGTACGCGAAAGGATTCTTCGATTTCTCTGGATTGAAGTCATGAAAATACATAATACAATTCTCAATAGCATCTGATATCATTTCCTCGCGGAATGAATAATCACGATAATTGTATTTCTGGCTAAACTTATTAGCTATTTTGTATATACATTCACCTGCATAGTTTGGTATCTGCGGCCTCTCTAGACCTTGTTTTTCTGCTTCGGAACACGCTTCTTTCCAGTCTACGATACACTCATAGAACATTTTATTATTTACGTAATTAACTGGCTTTTTTTTCATTATTATGTTGCCTTTTTGCTTGCCATGTGTTATATTACCTACTGTAGCCCCATGAAACTATGGAAGAAGCCTTAGATTGCTCTAAGCAGCTTAGCAGGCTTTGGTAGGGATACCTTATAGAGTTTCACCTTAAAGTTCTCCTTGAAATACAATTCCAATCTTACCTTAAAGTGTCTCATAGAAAACCCTACATTATTTCCACTAGTCATATCGTCCGATATGTCAAATAGGGTTACCTTATTATTCTTTTCATCCAGTCTTAGACCTCTACCGATGGATTGTAGGTTCCTAATCTTGGATTTGAATCCTAATGCAAATATAACATTCTGTAAATTAGGTATATTGATACCAGTGGAAAAGGTACCATATGAAGCTAATATTATACAGTTGTTATGTTTTGATACATACTTACGTATGTCTTCTCTAACAGAGGTTTTAACACCACCATGAATATAAAATACTTTCTTATCACTGGCATTCTTTTCAACCCAATGCTTAAGTTCAGTCTCCAATTGGTTCCCGTGGTTCTCTACATGATTATAAAGAACCAGAGTGTTATTTTCCAGTGAACAAGCTAAGTTTGTAATAAACCTGTTACGTTCTTCATTAGCTATCAGATAATCTATTTCCTGGTGATATGTCCACTTGTTCTTTTTTCTTTCAGTGCATATATCTTTATCATGTTTTAAAATAATGGCCTTGATGGACAGGTCGGACAGATATCCTTGTTTCATCAATTCATCGGTACTGGCTGAGGTCCGGGTCTTACCAAAATGACCTTCCAATGTCAACTCATGGACTGGTCCATCATCAATTGAACCGGTGGTACCAGTTCGGAATGACGCATGTATCAGATTTTCCATTATTTTAGACAGCGACTTAGCTTCAAATAGGTGTGCTTCATCACCTATAATCCACTCAAACTTATGAAAGAATTCCTTAGGCATATTCTGTAGTGACTGCCAGGTAGAGATTGTAACATCACGATCAAGGGTTCTGTCTTGTCCTGAATATATCCTTACACAGTGGTTTTCCGAATTCCAACCATAATCCTGGAAGTCGGTATATAACTGTTCAACCAGACTGGTTCTAGGTACAATAATCAATCCTTTACTGTCAGGCATCATGTCCATATACTTGCGAGTCATTAGATACATAATCAGTGACTTGCCGGAGGCTGTTGGTGACACAACAATGGATCTCTTGTCGCGTATTGCGTCAACAAAAGCTTTGAATTGATAATCGCGTTCTGTGTATTTGGAAGGTAGATTGAGAGATTTTATAAAGTTATTAGCTTCAATCTCCGAGAAAGCTTCACCGAAATCTGTGGGATCCGTAACAACTACTTTATAGTCGCGTTCTTTAGCCCAATTACATATTCTTCTAGTGAGTCCGAGATATATCTTGCGAGTAGTCTTATTCAAGAGCCGTATATTACCGTCCCACACCCTGTTTTTATATAATGGATGGAACTTATAGTTTTTAGCTTTAAATGTAAACTCGTCGGCTAATTCATATATTATATGTGGAGGTCCGTCTAATTTTACGAATGATTCATCCACCTTAGTAATCGTTAAGGTGTCATGCATTTTTTATTTAGATATCTCATTTGTTCACCTTTTGTTCACTATTTGTTTCGATTGTATAGGTTCCGAATTCTCTATAGATTTCTTCTTTATGGCGGCCGGTTTTGATTAATATATTCATTATTTGAATAACTTTGGTTGATGTGTAAAACGGAAACCACCAAGGACAGAATGAATGCATAACACCCACAAGGCCTGCACCTATCAAGGATAGACTTCCAAAGAAGGCCACACGCCAGTGTTGCCAATATGTTTGTGGATTATCTGTGTCTTTTATATGATCAGTTAATAGACCCATTGTTACATTCCCGATTGAAACTTTTTCCATTCTATGGCATTCCGGATTTGCCAGTGTCTAAAGTTTAATTGTTTGATGATCTCTTTGCATGTATCTACGATTTCATCATGTATGGCTTTTCTCAACAGTAATGTATTTAGATCCTTGTCCTGGTCAAGCCAGGAAGGAACATCTGCCTTCAATACTGTGCGGTCCATAGGTTCTAGGCCATGTTCAGTCAGATCATCTTTGTTGTTGAGATCGCCGCGATAATATTGCCACTTCACATGTTTCTTGGTGTTATAGTCAACCATAATTTTCTTGATGATAAGATTATGACTGGCCATAATGCCGAGATATTTTGCATGGAGGTTAGCTATAACGATACTGGAGGTGTCCAACTCAAATTCGTTGATCTTTGAGTCTTCTGTCCACATATCAATTAATTCGTCTATGCCTTTTACTTTCATGAGAACAGTATAACACAATTTTCCTTAGTTGGCAAGCCTTTTAAAGTCGTTCAACTTCAAAAGTATCGTAACGAATAGTAATATCTGCAATAGGATTAACAACATCGGAATCCAAATAGGTCAATTGTATTGGACCTAATGAAGTAATATGGCAATTGAAGAATTTTATTCTTAAATTAGATAGGTTTGAGTTTTTATTAAACTCTAATATACCATCATTGTATATATCATGTTGCACCAATACTCCATTTCTATATTCACTAAACTTATTTGGTGCAGTCTCCGCGCGGAGCCAATTATATGTTTCCTCCCAAACTCTCATATCCTCGTCAATTTGTGCTGATAACACCAATGGTTCATAATTTAATGTGTCGCCATGGTGAAATTGAGTGTGATATGGAGTGTGTCTCTCAACTTCTGAGGTTGATACTCCAGGTAATGAGGCCGACTGACAAAAATACCTAGCAAATCTTAAGTTAGGCATCGTGAAAATAAACTTATTTTGTTCCAACAGATTGTTGTTAGTTGGATTGGTGCTCAGAGGTGAATTTTTTGTCATTTTAAGGTTGACTTTCTATCCTATTTGTTGTATTATAGTATTTAGTAGAAGAAAGGACACTACCATGATCAGATATTATGAAGTTTGGGGAGAATATGGACCTTTAGCCTATCAGGATATCAGTTTTCATTATAGAGCCCACTCTAAAGAATCTGCTCTCAAAAGAGGAATTAAAGACCTTAAAAAGATGGACTCTTGGAAAAGAATTGGTATACGTAATGTGCATGTCCATGAAATAACACAAGGCGAATATTCGCCTGAACCATAAAAAAAGGGACCCCGAAGGGTCCCTAATTTCGTGGTAGGTTAATCCTACTCTTTGATTACATCAAGTTACGTACACGGAAAATGCGGTAGTAGATGTTTGCGTTGTTTACGCGGTCGTCAATAAGACCGGTACCAGCAGAGGTAGCAAATGGATTTGCAACCATACCGTAACGAGTCTTGAAGCCGATCTTAGGCTGGAAAGAATTCTCTCCAACGGCACGAACCATCTGAAGCGGTACGTATGGGCAATAGAATAGACCTGCATCATATGCAGATGAACCCTTATAACCTACACAAACAAGTTCATCACCTGCTGTGGTACCACCGAAGTAAGGATCGATGTAAACCTTGAAACGACCATGCATTGTACCTGCGAAGGTGTTACCTGTATCGTCAACATTCAAGTTAACATTAAGTGCTGGGGTATAGTCAAGAACACCAGCCATTGCAAGCGCCGAAGCAACGTCAGATGAAACAAGCAAGATATTACCCTTACCGCGTCTGGTTGCACGAGCAATCGCGTTAGCTTCACGTTCGATCTGGAAG